AGAACTACGAGTTTTCATAAACTGTATCTGAACCATGCCTCGTTCTCGCATAGCCGGCGTACTGTAAATACCAAACACATTGTCCGCTGTTTGAATTTTGGATAAGCCGCCAGCAATCATGGAATGGTCAAACTCCACACTTTCCACAGCACTGCGATTTAACTGCGATGCTGTTGCCAATAATAACTGTTCGTTAACCACTAAATTACGCAATTCTTCTGCTACCAGTTTATCTTTGACAAACATATCGCTGACACTGATCTTTTGAGTTGCTGGCATCATCAAATCCAAATAGTCAACAAGGATAGCATCAACCTTGATTTTTTTCTGTGTTTGAAATTCACGTATCCACGCTAGAATGTCATTGGCTGTGATGCCGTTGGGCAGTTGAACAATTTGTAAAATACCGGCCTTCTTTCCTGCCATGCGAACTTTGAGATCCACATCCGCGAGCTTTTTAAACACTTCTCTAGTTGGAGTATCTGACAGCATGGCATCCATACGCATGGCGCACAAACCTTCGCCAAGCTCTAAACTAAAATAAACAGTATTAAGTCCTGTTATTGCCCAATTCAATCCAAGGTTCTGCAAGAACAAACTTTTACCTGCGCCCGATGCGCCAGCAAATAAGTTGAGTTCACCTTTATTGAATCCGCCATAGAGTTTGTCGTCCAAGGTCTTCCAGCCAGTGCTTAACTGCCCATTATTTTCTTTGAGTGCAGTCAATCGTCCACTAGGATTAGCAAAGTAGTCTGTACCAAAGGTCTTGGGAAGTCCTACCTGTACTGCATCCTTAATAAGCTTTTCCACCGAACCATATTGGCTCTTATCCAATAGGTCAGCACTTTGTAAGATTGCCCTTTCAAGCGCCTTGTGTCTGGCAAAACCTTCAAACTCATCTAAAAACCAACTGCTGTGTTCTTGTGCGCGATCACCCAACTCGGTCAATTCAATATTGGTTGACGCTTTAATTTGTATAGCATCGGGAATGTTTCCATGCTCGCTTACATAGTTCTTGATAAACTCTGCGGCTGCGCGAAGCCTGCGATCAAAGTGATCTGGATCTAATATATTTTGACAACGGGCAGCTAGGTCTCTATTGCTGATTAAAAACGATAAAAACAACTGCTGAATGTCGTGTCCATAATTCTTTGCTTCATCTGCCATTAGTTCTTCCCCCATCGCAACAACATTAGTGCAGCATTTTCTTTGTCTTTAAAATTAAAAATCATATAAGTCATAGATAGTTCCGTTGTGTAGCAGTCTCCCGGTAGGCCAAATTCTTCTACAACCCAAGCACATGTTTGATCCCACCACTCCATAGTATCTTGGCCCGGTTTCCAATCAAGTTGAACCTTATACACACCACCGCCTTGCTAATAATTTAATCTTCAATGGGTTTGACTCGATCGCCATAATCACGCTTTGTAGCGTAGCAACTCTGCCAAATTGTTGAGCTGCTTGATTGGCATCCTTAATATCTTCTGGCCATTCTGGAAAGCTCACACTCCAACCTAGTTCGGCTGCTTGTAATGCTAATGTCATGCCAGCTCTATCTTTGTCTGGCAGCACCACTGGTTCGTTGTCGATGTCTTCAATGATCTTGGCCTGTTCGGGACTGATAGTATTGGTCATTATAGCCACACCGTCCAATGTCAATGCATCATATTCGCCCTCAGTGACAACAGTATATTTACGATGTTGGCTTTGATGATCGAGATTAAAAACAAAGCTTGGTGGACGGCTTGACAGCATTTTGGCTGTTTTCTTATCTAATATTTCCCCTAGCCACCTAGCACTGTACCCAACAATTTTACCATCACTGGTATAAGGTAGTATAACGCGATTATTCATGCCCTGTAGTGTACTGGTACTGGTATACCAATTACTTAACTCAAGCACACCTCTCTTGTTAAGATACTCAGTTGCTGGCAATGTCAGTTCAGTAACTTCCCATGGCCATTTAATCTCAGGCCAGTCTGGCTTTTTAAAAGGTTCTTCAATAACATATTCTTCTGGTACAACCTGCTCCCAGAGTTGAATTTTTAGTCGTTGTATTTCGGCTTCGTCGACTCCAAAGCCGCGCATGAGTTTAACTAACTTGATGCCCAGCCGCTGTCCTGAGCGCCATCCAGTAGTGAACCCACAATTAAAGCAGTGGTATCCTACTTTGTTGCTGTCAAATCTTAGACCTCCGCGACGACGAGTATCTGGACGCGGTTGACCGTTCTGCACACATACTGGACAGTTGGTATTCAACCATCCAGACGATGAGCGTTTTAATACAGGTAGGTGAGACCGTAACGTTGCTTCGACTATGCTCATTATAGAGCTAGTTTAGACTCTAATTAGAATTTTGTCAAGTGTTCCTGCGTTATTAGCATTGTCAACGCGAACGGTTCTTAACCAACGAACGCCAGCATAATAGTTGTACGGATCAATGCCAGTGTAGCCAGTAAGCGTTAGGGTCGATGAAATGGCTTCTTGTGCCGTTAGGTCTGCCCAAAGAGTAAAAGCAGTAACCACTTCGTCCAATGTACCCTGTAGTTTGACTGTTCCGGTATAATTTGATGCGTACAATGCTATCGAAAACAGAGTAGTATCTTTGCGATAGTAACTGGGTCCATTGATTGCACTGGAAACAAGGGTCCCATCGGAATTAGTCCAGGTATCAACAATTATGCTTGTCCTATTGGTAGGAACCACTTCGTCTTTGACCTCAACATCAAATCCGGCTTGCATTGCGCGATTCCATGTTAGAGCTGTTTCCAATCCATTTCCGTCAACAAAAGTAGCAGCCAACTGATAAATTCCTCTCGGTAATGTCATTAGATCTCTGGCAAAAACAGTCAACCTAGCTTGCCCGTTTTCAGGAACTATGCCAACAGCACGACGACGGAAAATAGTAGTACCAGTAATTGTATCCCAAAATGTCATAGTTAGTTCTTTGTTTAATAGGCTAACTGGTCTACGATCTGATCCTGTAACTGTAAGGTCCAGCAAATTGTCAACGCCCTTAAACCAAACTATGCGCTGGTCTGTGTAACTAGGAACATGGCGTGTTAGGCTGTGTCCGCTGCCAGCCCCGGCATAGTTCAGGGATGCTGTTGGAATAGTTGTATTTAAAGTAGCCATATCATTATTTAGCAAAATATTGGATCAGTTGAATGGTAAGTAATAACCATGGATAGTAAATTAAAAGAATTTTTAGAGCGTTTTCCTTTTATGAGTTTGGTTCGTTATGGTGATAGCGAATTGGTAGGCATCATTCAAAACAGTGATCAAAACGTGGTCACTATGTATATTTACAACGAATTAAAAGGTGATGTCGACAAGACTATATTCATTGAATGCGGCAACGAGTGGTGGTGGGGATCAAACAGACTGATTCCTATCAATATTGTACTTAAAGGAGCCATGCGTAGATTTGCTTATACTTTAAAAACCTTTAGCACCAAGGATTTTGAAATGCTCTACGGACATCAAACCAGCTTGACCAATGTGATAACCAAACGGACAAAACGACGCCAAATTAGCCTTATTAAAAAGATGCCTTAGTACCAATTTGCAATTCTTCACAAATCAAATTCATTTGGGCAACAATAGCAACTGCGTAGGCAAGCGAATGGCTCTTTTTAAAATAGTACTCACCGTTTTCAGGCTTAATCCAAACTTCCTTCATAATCGTCGTCCATGGCTTCCCAATCAGATAGCGTTTCGCGGGTCGTATCATAGCTAGGACGGCAGCTAATTGTTCCACGGAAGCGGGGCAAGTCTTCTTCAGTATATCCTCGTGCCCGTTCAAATGAAATAACAGATTTACGAATTCTTCCTGTTGTAAAAGTTCCCATAATGGCTCCTGATTGGTTAGTTTGTCCAAATGCTTTTTGCTTTGAACTTGCTGATACAAGCTTACATTCAATAAATCAACTTTGAAAAATCCCAATGCCTCGGCAGATTCATAGTCGAGGTCACACCACCCGGTGTAAGGATCAATGGGCACCGGGTGAAAATATACTCCTGTCTTATGCTTTTGTTTATTGTTGTTGCTGTTTTGCATGGCAGGGACATGCTTTAGCAAACAAAGTACTTGCTCTCTATTGGCAAAGTCAATGTCGACGTCTGGATGATTTTTCATTCTTAATTATTTCTGTTAGTTTTTTTTGCTGTTGTCTAATCTCATTAAGTTCACAATTCAACAAATCAAGTTTCTCTAAAAGCTTAATTAATCTACGCTCTAATGATTCGTAGCGAGTACTTGCTGCATCGTTGTGTTGATCCAGTTTACTTCGATTGTTTCTTTTTTTAGTTTCTTTTTCCACCATTCTGTATCCACATGTTTAGCAACTATTGACACCTGTCCGGGTTCCATACGATCTAACAAAGTCTGGGCGACATCTGTTGAATAAATGATCCATGGACTAATTTTACCTATGGTAATCATATTCATTCCAGTCACCGGCGAAATTTTTTCAAAAAATTTTCTCCAATCGTTACCGGTGCTTTCACCCCATTCTCGCATGACCAATATAGTTCTTTCTAGTGCCCTAGACGCGCTTTCCTTCTTGGAAGCTTCTTGAATATATAGTTGATATGTACCTGGCCGTTGCCAGTCACTCAACCTTATACCCATTTTAAATAACCAACCAATAAACTTATCGCCTTCGTACGGTTTTAAAGCTATCAAATAATTAGCAAATTTAACAAAAGCAAGATAATCTTGACTGCATATAAAATCTTCAAACGACTTAGTTTTCTTGGTGTTTGGACTCACATATTTTAAAAAATCAATCCAAACATTAAATGCAATACGACTTTCGGTTTCATCTTTACTCATCCATCTACGCTTCTTTTCGCACATATGGCTACTTAGAGTGCGTTCTCTGGCAAACGATAAATTACAAAATTTACACTTATAATCCGCAGTCATTTATTTAAACAATTCTTTGATATCTTTATCACTAGTGTTTTGAGAGCGGGCTACTTCTTCGAAGAAGTCGTCGCCATTAATTTCTCTAAACAGCCCAATTTCGTCGTCAGACAAAGAAGGAAACCTTTCTATGAGCCATGCTGTTAACTTATCTTTTTTTTGACCCCGGGGTGGAATAAATTCGTGCCTGAGTTTAGATCCTAGTCCACACAATGTAATTACACGCCAACGCATTTCATCATGCTGGCTAGTAGTAGCAATGTAATCAATATTGGAAAGATTGTTTATAGTGACTAGATAATGTTCTTGGATTTCCCTACTGCCTTGTACCTGGCTAGCCCAACGCTGAGTCATAAATGTATTGACTGCCTTACGATCTTCATCGGACAATTTAGAATAATAGTCGCCATTGCGTAGATCAACCGCAGCCATTACCTGCTTGATAGGTACCTTGTATGCAGCCGTACCAGTTTTCTTTTTTGTTGCCATAGCTAATATTAAAACCAAATCTTGTTTAAGTCAAGTACTTCTGGAACCTTGTTTACTTCTTTTAGGAAGAATCCACAAATAGGACTTTCACCGTTTTCCAATGGCACTGCTAAGATATGACCAAACTTTAATTTGGGTACATACCATTTGACTTCTTGATAGATGTTTACAACTTCGACCTTTTGCCATTTGGGCTTGTATCCATTGATGGGATTGAATGTAAAGGTACTAAATCCACGATCGTTTAGACTCATTATACTGACTACTTCAGGTTCACCATGGTCAGGTTCTCCAATGATCAACGACCAATCTAGAGGAACTTTAACTTCGTGTTCGCCAATGCGTAATACTGCGGCTGGACAACTGAAGCTTTCAAGAAACACCAACGGCACAAAAATATAATCTACATCCACAGGATTGCTATAGTCAAGTACACCGTAACGCAGATCTTCATCAATTTCTTGTGGCAAACGATCCAAATTGTAGGCTAGATTATTAACTGTTAGAATATTCATTTATATGAAACCTTTTCTGTTTGATAGGGATAGTTTGCTTCGTCGTAGAATTTTCGGCGCTTGGTCAGATGCCGTTTTGCAAACCTTGCTGTACTAGTAATATCCCAAATTTGAACAAAATCTTTATCTTGAGCCTTGCGTATACCTCGCCCAATGCTTTGAATTACACGAACAAAACTCTTGCCAGGCTCAACAAGGACAAGGTTAAAAATACGAGGGATGTTAATACCAACAGCAGCCACTCCGTAAGTAGCAACAATGAGCTTGTTATCCATAACAGTAACTTCGTCGTATT